AGAGTCCTGACGTTCACACCAAGATGGTAGGTAGCCATAGCACGATACGTTGTACTTCGCATTTCTTCCATGTGCAGGAGAGCAATCCTAGTGTCTGGATTCTTCAGCAATCCTGTCTCAAAGTAACGTATCACCTCAGTCTTACCTGTACCTCTTGGTGCTTTTAGGAACGTCAAGCCACCCTTAACTATACCACGAATTTTGTCATCAAGACCTGTGTGTCCTGTCGGAGTGTAGTCGTAGGGATTCTCTGTGCGTATAGCCTGTGCTACTTCTTCATCGGAACAGAAGAAGTTGTCAGGTGAATATCTCTGTGGTTTCAGAGCCGTCCACTTCAACTCCTCTCCATCACCTGCCATGAGAAACTCATTAGCATCTTTGTACTTTGACATTGGTACATAATACAGCTTGGTGGGAAAAGACTCGTATAGTCTCTCTGCACTTCTGCGTCCTGCATCATCTAACTCACCTGCATATATAATTTCTTTAAAGGAGTTGAGATAGTTGTAGTTCTGCTTGATAAACTTCTCACCGATAGACGCAGAGGGGAGTGACTTAACAAAAAACTTCTGACCTAATATCTGGTAAAGACTTGCTGCATCAAACTCCCCTTCGGTCACGTAGAGTTTATTAGAGGAGTTGGAGTTAAACTCAGGACCAAACAAATGATTCATGCCCACACCCTTGTCCTTTATCCAAGTCTTAGACTTATCATCAAAGGCTCTGTATTTGACAGTGTGTGGATACTTGTAAGCATATCGGACAGGCTTACCGTCTGCGTCTGTCTGTATCTGTATACCATACAGCTTACAAATCTCAGGGTCTATCCCCCTGATGTCATCATAGGTGACACCCTTAACTTCTTTCATCATAATATTTTCTCTCCTCTTTAATGGGTAACTTTGCTTTGCCCAATCAAACACAGGTAGTTTATGCTTGTTAGGGTAGGACTCACCACAACTGTGACAGAAGCCGTAGCCATCGTCATTCCAGTTGAATGCGTCTGAAGAACCACAGTCCTCAAAGGGACACGCTTGATGTGGATTGTCTGCCATTTCTCTCTCCTATAAGAATACTATCATCTCACAACTAGATAGTAACATTAAAAATGTACAAAGTAAAGTTAATTTCATTTCTCCCACCTATAAAAAATATGTCTGTCTATTCGTGTAGTCTTTGTTTTTGTTTTCGCCCATGCAGGTCTTACGTATGTTGCATGGTAGTGTGTAGCTCCCTCTGTAACGTCAAGCATTATTGTACCTGATAAAACAATAGATGCGTATTCTTTTGCATCCCACCATTCTTTACTATCAAAGTCAGGCTCGTCTTTTTGACCATCGCAATACCAACTAAACTGGCACTTGTGGAGTACAGGTTTGTCTGTGCCTTTATATGTGACAGCTTCCGTCACTACATCACACACATTGTCAGGAAATCTTTTATCCTCAACTCTGTTCATCACAACTTGTCCCACAGCAAGTTGTCCAAGCATAGATTGATTCTTTGCTTCATGGTACATATTGAGTGCCATGCACATTAACGCTGTCTCTAATATCATCCGTTTACTATCCCTGTTATGTCATAGTGTGCGTACACTAGCATACCACCTATAACTGTTACAACAACTATTATTACTATTAAATCTTGCACGTATTCTTTAAAATTTTTCTTTTGTTTTTTCATACAAAGATAACTCCTCTGAGTATAAAGTTAAGAAAAAGTGTCCACACAATTAGTAACACTATCATACTTATCAATGCTTGTCCTTCATTCATCACAAAAGTTCCTCATAAATTTACAGTTGTTAAATCGTTTACATACTCTCTCATGCTTTGCTGTCTCCCAACACTCTGCTCTTGGAAAATACTTTTTAGTAAATCTCTCAAACGTATCGTCCATCATCATCATTAGAACTACTGGTAGGACAAAGAAGCCTAGTACAATGACTAGGAAAGCTGTACCAAAGCCTTGATTGTGATAAGGTTTATTCATCATATACCTTTCTTCTTATTCAAACCCTTTGGGTCATACTGCTCGTCTACAATCTCGTCAGGCATGAATCGGCTGCCAGTGCCATCGTCAAACCAATTATTCATAAACATAAGAATAATCATAAATATCATCACATAACTAAACCATTTTACAAACCATATAAATAGTCCGTATGCTTGCTGTGCCTGTTCCAAGGCTTGCTGTTTTACATCGTCACTCATTTTCTCCTCATTTCTAGTGCAGACTTTGCTGTGTTAAAGTTGTGTTTGTTGTAAGGGTTTAGGCTCTGCACGTTCCTATGCCCTGTCACAGACATGATTGCCAGTTGGTCAACACCACTGCGTATCAATTCTGTTATTGCTGTCTTTCTCAGGTCTCCCATCTGTAACTCTCTAGGAAGACCACAGAGAGCCTTTACCTCATTCGCAAGGGCAGACACTTGAAAATGCTCAATGACGCTGTATGCACCGTCTGAGGGTCTCTGATAGGGTAATACATAATCTTGGAATCCCCAATCCTCGTTTTGTTGGAGAAGTAGTTGCTCTAACTTATCTTCAAGAGGTAGTTGTACCGTTGCACCACGCTTAGTCTGTTTGATTGTCACCATCTTGTTGTCAAAGTCGATAGATGACCACTTCAATAGGCGAATATCAACAGGTCTCTGTCCCCATTCGTAGCAAAGTAGGGCAAGCAATCCAATATTTCTGTATTTAAACTGTGAAAAGGCTGTTTCCACGAACAATTCTACCTGTTCCTGTGTCCATACGACAGAACGTGGCTCGTGTGACCTCTTTTTAACCATAGACATTGGGTTTCTGTCCATCAAACCAAGAGATATACAGAAGTTTATCAGGACAGAGAAGATTCTGGAGAGTTGATTAGCATTATCGACACTCACTTGCTTCACCCAAGTCTCATATAGTTCGGTGCAGTGAGTGGGAGTGAGGTATTTTAGGGTTATGTCTCCCAACTCTCTGCCGAACATCTTTGTCACACATATTTTGTTGAAGCCGTAGGTGTATGTCTTCTGTGTGTGCAAAGATAACGAATTAAACTGACCTGTCTTGTAGTAGTGAGCAAGAACTTGACGCAGGTTACTGTTAACGTCTATGTTACCTGCCAGTATCTTCCCTTTCCTAAAGTCTTCGACCACCTTAATTAGTTTTGGTATCTCGTATCGTGCTGTCCTACCATCTTGAAATGTTTTGTTCTTAACGACACCTGATAACTTAGCGTCCTTTGGTGGAACAAATCTGTAGACAGTAGAGCCGTCTTTAAGTTTTGTTTTTACTGTGTACTTCATGTAGTCCTTTCAAACTTTTCAACATTCTTTCTAAATAAAACATTGCTTTCTCTATGTCTTGCACAGGCTTGCCCTTGTACTTGTACCTGTGTTGGTACTTAATGAAATTACCATGACAGAAGTAAACGAATCCCTCTTCACCTAATACCTGTCTGATATAGTCGATACACTCTATACCATTACCATTCGTATAGTGTGGTGGACTGTGTACCATGTCATCATACTGCTCCTGCTCCATCTGACATTCGAAACAAACACCCTTGTCATCTAGGAAGTTACCACAATGTTCACAATAATCTTTCTTCATCTTCACCTCTTTATAATTAACTTAAAGTAGAAGGAGTTAAGGTTAACTTTAAGTATTACATAAAGTAATATTATACAGTAATAATAAATCCTGTCAACACTCTTCATCAGATTTATTTTCCTGCGGCATTTCTGCAACACCCTTGTATGCTTTGATGACATCACTGGAGAATAATTTCTTAATATTTACAAGGTACATCTTAGATGCGTTGTGGTCTCCACCCTTCACCGTCTTGATAAAATCAAGTGAGTCAACTATTTTCCGTAGTGTCTCTGTTTTAAATACAAGTGTGGCATATATATCACCATTAATACACAGATTATGAAACCAATAGTCGGACTCCGTAGCGTTGATACCTGATGGTTTCCCCCATGATTCGTACTCCACAGCGATATTTCCAGTACGTTGCCACATACCTTTCTCAGACTTGACCTCTATCTTTTTGTCTTTGAACATGGCTATGACTTCATCTTCCATGCCCAAGCCAAACTTTAAGTCTCCTGCAAAGTCAATGTCATACTTCTTCCTATCTTCCTTAGTGGGTCTTGTCATTCGATTTCTCCTCTGGTAAATCTTCTTTGAGTTGATAGTCTGTATACCAACCACCATGTCTATCCTTTGGTTGTTCAAACTCTAATATGAATGATAGCTTGTGCATGAGAGACTCCAACTCACAAACATGTTCATAATAGATAGGTATCTTCTCTGATGTGTTGCAGTTTAGTTCTCTCAGCATGTTAACGAATCTGAGTAGTTCTATTCTGTCTTTTGGGTCTATACTAATTGTTCTCATATCCATACTCCACTACTATTCCTGTGTTCCACTTCTTCATCTCCACCTCTGCCTGTTCTTTGGTGTCAAAGGTCTTGATAGGACTCTTATCTGTCCACATTGCTCCACAACCCTCTTTGACGTACTCTAATCCGTCTTCTTCAAAGGGTTCAAACATTACTGCATACTTCTTTACCAATGCCATACAACTCTCCTCCGTACTTCTTCTAGTGATAGGTCAGGTTCGATACTGTCCCCAACAATATTCGTGCCTAACACAAGTCCTTTATTGACAAGGTTAAACAGATGATTCTTGTGGAGAATACCCTTGAAAGACCACAGATGTTTCTTTTCTGCGTATAGTCCCTCGTCATCTATGTAGATACCATCTCCCTCAGGAGTGATACCCACAATGTCAAACGTGGAACAATCTATTAGTCTGTATATATCCTTGTAGTCACCAGAGTATTCTACCTCTGTCACCTCTTCCTTCTCAGGGTCTATCAAATATGCTTTCATACTTCTACTCCAAAATATTGTTGAGCTAGTGCCGTTGTGAATATGTACTCCTTATCGTTGTGTAAGTTCTGCACAATATAGGGTCTTGTCTTCGCTGTTCTTCTGTAGCCAATCAGGGAGTATTTTTCTCCTCTGACCTCTGCTATCTTGGAAGTGTCTACTTTGTCCATCTCTGCGTATCTCCTCAAGTCTTTCTGCTCTCTAGTCTCTGCACCCTTGAGCCTGAGATTCACCTTGAATGTCACTTCTGTATCATCAAAGGACGCATTACCCACCTTAACGATAAACTGTTCAAGACTCTCATTATCGTTGAGTATGTCATCTAATATCGCTCTAAAGTCTTTTACTATCTGTCTGTTTAATTTCATATCTTTCTCCTCTAAAATAGATATCTAACTGTAACGTCCATTATATAACAGAACGTCACGATTGCCAAGAAGTATATGGTTTCTCTACTCATGTACTTCCCCTTTCAAAATGTCAGCAACTGTGTCTACACAGAATCCGTTGCCAAGCATCTTGTATCTTTGTGAGTTACTAACTTTCTTAATATCTTGTGGTGCGTCTGCCCACCTATCGTCCAAGAACGTACCATACTCTGTGTACTTATCTGGAATAGTTTGTAACCTCTCACATTCTAATGGTGTCAATGCTCTCCAACCTAGTTGGTCTGAGTCCATAGTCCCTAGCGTGGGTACTTTAGGCATTCTCCAACCACCCTGCATGGTAGTCAAAGCAGGACTCTTGCCTTGCCTATCGTATACACGTTTAATTATATCGTATC